TATTTTGTGGCTTTTGTAGATTACTAATTTTTTCATTTTTGTTACCTCTTTTATCTTTTGATATATATAATATACATCCAGTATTATATTTTGTCAACAAAAAAAACAGAAAAAGACAGAAAAAACAGTTATTTTTGTTTTTTTTTCTTTATTTTTCTTTATTAAATCCTTGACCTTTTCCTTACGCAATGCACAGTGTATTAATATTTACAAAGAGGTGAGATATGAATTTGATAGAATTAAAAAAACCTTTTCCAGAGTGCGATCTTGAATGGAGAATTTCTCAGGTTGGTATAAAAAAAGATGGATCGTTGTGGGCAAAATGTCTTGCATACGTGGACAATAGAGCAATTCAAGACCGACTTGACGACGTTGTAGGGCCAGAAAACTGGAAAAATGAATTTAAGGCAGGACCAGAAGGTGGCGTTATCTGCGCGCTTTCACTTTTTATTCGTGAATTTGATTCAGAAAAAAACGCAATATTTTCGCGATGGCTAACAAAAGAGGACGGGGCAGAAAACACACAATTTGAGGCTATTAAGGGTGGGTTGTCTGGAGCAATGAAACGAGCTGCTGTACAGTGGGGCATTGGTAGATATCTTTACAGCCTTAATGAGTCATATGCGACGGTATATGACGTGCAAGACGGGAGAGGGGCTTTTTACGTCTGTCCAAAAAAAGACAAACATCCATCCTTTAAATGGGATCCTCCACAAATTCCATGGTGGGCACTTCCATCTGCATATCTTACTTTAGATTCTATTTTGCAAAAAGTACAGAAAAAAAATAAAGACGATGTAAAAGAGTATGCAGACAGTTTTCGTCTTGTAAAATACATGTATACTCCGCAAGAGGTTTGCGCGATAAGGAACGCGATAAAGGAGCGGCTCCATGTATAAAGGAATAACTCTAAGCAATGGCCTTGTAGTAGATGTTCCGTCTGTATCGCAAATTGTCGGGCAGCTTGATAAGTCCGGACCGTTAATTCCATGGGCTGTAAATATGGCGATAGAGCATATCCGCGACAATATAAGCAACTGTGGTTCTGGAGCACATGATTTTGACAATTTGCTTTCTGAAGCGAAAGAAGCCCACAAAATAAAAAAAGAAGATGCAGCAAAAACCGGGACAAGCATACACAAAGAAATTGAATTGTACTTGCGGCATGGAGAGCTTCCAAAAGAAAAAAGCGCTGCGTTTAACGCGTTTTATGATTGGGAAAAAACAGTTAATTTTGAGCTTGTAGAATCGGAAAAGTTTCTTGTGCATGAAAAATATTTGTATGCTGGAACATGCGATATTTTATGTAGACTTGGAGGACAATTATATATCCTCGACATCAAAACAGGAAAAGCAATATATGACTCATTTAAATTACAGCTTGCCGGATACACGGGCGCTTTATTGGAAATGATAAATGAGATTGCAAAGGTTGCGGTGTTGCGCCTTGACAAAGAAACAGGAGAATATGAATTTAAAGATTTTTCAAAAAACATAGAAAATGCCATGTTTGCTTTCTATAGCCTTGTTGATTTTTTTTACGCCGAGAAAAAAAGAAGGCTAAAAAATAATCCACGAGTAAAAAATATCTGGGGATAATTACCCCGCAAAGGAGAAAATATGAATAACTGCTCATTTTTAATCAGGCTCACAAAAGACCCTGAGTTAGTCATGACTAACAACGACACAAAAATATGTAAATTTTCAGGCGCGTTCGGAGAAAAATATAACGGAGAAGAGCACACAAGTTTTTTTAATTTTGTAGCTTTTGGAAAGACAGGAGAAGCAATAGCAACATATGTAACAAAAGGGCAGAGGCTTCTTGTGCAATCAAAGGCACGTCAAAATTCATGGGAAAGCGAAGGAAAAAAAATGTACAGCATTGACTTTATCGTTCAAAGTTTTTCTTTTATCGAAAAAAAGGACAGTTTAAAAGAAGAAAACTGGCAAAGAGATGTTCCGGACGCAAAAAAAAATGATGAAAAATACATTTCTCAAGAAATTCAAAACGCTTTTTCGGACGAAGAAATTCCATAAAAAAACAAAAATAACTGTTTTTTCTGTCTTTTTCTGTTTTTTTTGTCAAAAGATAAAAGAGGTAACAAAAATGAAAAAATTAGTAATCTACAAAAGCCACAAAATAGTTTCTGGAAACTGGGTAATCCAGTATGCAGTTAAGGACACAGAGCAAAACACAATAACAACTGCAAGAAAAATTGTTGTCCCCATTATCGGCGGGGCAATGACTTCTCTTAAAAGTTATCTTGCATAATCGAAACGCTCTTCGGAGCGTCTGCCGGGGATAGCCTACCGGCACTGATGAGATAGGCTAAAAAAAATGGAGGTATAAACATGGAAAAAATCACCCATGATTGTGACTCTTGCAAGTGGGACGACGGAGAAGAGTGCGCCAGCAAGGCATGGATCATAGCTGCTAATGCTGGCTTAAAAACAGAAGATCACAATGGATGCATATTTTATGAATTTAAATGTTGGAATTGACGCGATTTAAAAAGTTCACTATAGCACCAGTGTTCGGAAGCTAATACTTGACACTGGTGCTATAATTTTACGAAAAAGACATTTCTGAATAAGCAGTTTTTAACTCATATAAATTTTTACATGCATCAATTTTGGAATAGAAATTTTCTTTTTGTGTCCACAGTTCTATATACCTGTTGTATAGTTCCAAATATACAGCCTTAAAAACATTTATTCCGGAAACAGAAACAAGTCCTTTATTTTTTGTCTTGTAGAAAGTTGGCGTTGTTGCTCCTGCTTCAAATCCTGCAATAATTTTTGAAACCTTGTCTATGTCTTCGGCTGCATTGTATATCTGTGCATCTAGTGTAGGAGAATACAATCCTCCTAGCTCCCCATGTTCTTCTATCGCAGAAAATTTTGTTTTTATTTTTTGGCGATATTCTTTTTTTGCCGCGTCCATATCTTCGACAAAATGCCAAGTTGTCCCGGTCCATACAAATTTCTGGTGTTCGAGATTTATCCCTTCTCCAAACCACGCAAGCCTATCAACATCGTTGGGCCGCTGATTGTAATAAAGGGTTGTGATATATCCATCTTCGTCCCATTCGCCCCAAAATCCAGACATAACTTTCCTCGCTTTTAGTAATTTCTTTTTATTGTAAGATTGATACTACCTGTTCCGGTAAGAACATCGTTTGCACGATGACCACCCCAAAAAGCCGTCGCCCCTACTCCATACCGAATAGAAAGCCTAGAAATCGATTCGATTGTTGTTCCATAAAAAAGATTGTCTACAAAGAATTCTATCGGCCTTGGCAAAAGATCATATGTTCCAGCCCCGCCAGTTGTAGAATAAACAAAAGAATTGCATTGCATTGCGTCATAATTGCATCCAAGATTGTGCTGCAGTACAAAAGAAGAGCCAAGCGTTATAGGCGTTGCAGTTATCATGGCAATTCCGTTGTACGCATAATGGACAAGAGATGTTATTATTGTTCCATTTGTTACGCATTCCGCGCAAACAGTCATTGCGTCGTCGACCCAAGATGTTCCATTATATCGTTGCATTATATTTTTAGGAATATTAAAAAACAACTGTCCTGTTGCCGGAGCAGAAGGAGCAATTGTTCCAGAATAATAATATAAATCTTTCGTGCTTACGTAATAAGACCCATCACTTTTTATACATAACTGGTATGTTCCAGCAGTAGAAGGAACTGTCCACGCATTAGATACGTCATTGTTTATATTTATTACGGTTGCCTGCCTTCCTTGATCTCCTCTTCCTGTTGCAGAATTCAATCTCAATTTGTCAAGTCCACCGTTTGTGTCAATAGAAACATTCAACGTTGAATATGATAGAAAAGCTGGAGCTCCAGCAGATGTTTTTCCATGGTGAACAGTGTTTATCACATCTGTAAAATTGTATGTATTTACAAGAGAAACAAGATCATTAAAATCTGCAATTGCAGGATATCTTGTGTCAGTTTCAGCAAGAATTTCCGTTTCTGCTGCTGCTACAATTTCATTTTTTACCGTTCCTCGTTTTGCGTATTTAACTCCAAAAGATGCATCGCTGTCTTCAATTAGAAATAGATCGTTGTCCGCCAATGCTCCTTTTTCTGTTTTGTCCGTGTTAAGTCTAAAATTAGCCATCTTTATTCATTTTCCTTTACATATCTTAAAGTTAGTTTTATGTCAAACTTTTGCAAGTTTTTCTCGATCCCTATAATTTCATAAATTGAAAGAGTTTCGTTTTCTCTGTCTTTTATTCTTGTCTTTGGCGCTGCGAGAATAAAGTCAGTTAGCTCAAGCCCTAAAAAATCCCAGCTAACAGACCTTGTTATAATATCAGATATATTGCTGCTATACGCCATAATTGTGTTTGATTTTTCTATTGCTGCAGACTCTTCATATAGTTGCGTCTCAAATGTTTTTGTTTTATATTTTTTATAAATACCATAAGCAGCTTGCTCATAATCCGAGTTTAAGTATTGCGCTGTGTGTTTGTCGTCTTCATCATTAAACAAATATTTTACAGTTGCACTTGTTAGATATTGGCTTCCTGTATTTTTTGTTGCTGGCGCGTCATCCGTCCAATCATCGTACAACACAGATGCAGTAGGAATCCTGTTTTCGTCATACAACCTCATCGTCATTTTGCCGTTGTCTTTCACAAAAAAACGTAAATCGCAATCAAAACACACGCTTTCAATTGCATCACTTAGCTTTGTGTCGTCATTTATGAAAAGCGAAGTGTTGCGGCAAAGTCTACTTGCAACATTTACTTCTGCAACATCAAAAAATGTTTCATTAAAAATTTTGTTGTCATATCGCAACAACAAGTCTTTTATAATTTCAACTCCATTTGTTATTGGCATCGTAAAAGAAGCGTATACATTATCAAGATCATCGGCAACTCCTGCAAGCTCAAAAGTTCCAGCAGACAAATTTATATTTGATGGGCTTTGCGCAACTCCGTTTATAAATACGCCATCAAGGCTTGTGGGCGCATTAAATTCTGTATCACAAAAAGAAAAAACATAAGGGCCTGTTTCGTCTATGCACCAACATTTTCTTTTAAAAAGTTTTCCGTAAGAAACTCCCTTTCTTTCGTCAATGTGATTGCGCAAAGCGTTTGGGTAATCTGCAATAGCTATTATGTTTGTAGCTACAGGCTGCTCAAGGCTTCGGCGCTGGTCGTCAATTTTAATAGAAAAATTATCCCATGTTGTAGAATCATCAGAAATAAACCCGCTATTTATTTTTTCGAAATCTGAATATTTGTTTCCAGCTGATGAATATAATATTGTCGCCTGTGATCCAAAGAAATTATTTTTACGCCAGTTGTCAAAGTGTCCATCCGCGTTTATAAATGAAATTGATGCAGAATCGTATTGCAGTTTTCCATAAAAAAGAGGATCAATATTTTTTCTTAAATTTCCACCGCTTAATAATCTTGGGTCATAATAGCTGTTGTTATAAATGTTTTCTGTATTATTATTAAATGTAGATGCATATCCTATAGCAATCCCTAAAACAATTTCTTTTCCAAGCTGCCTTTCGTCGTTAATAAAATGAATATAAATTGTTTGTTCAGCATAATCATAAAAAAAAGTTTGAGAATTTTCTAAACAATTATTAAGCGTTTCTGTTAAATAATAATCAATATTCGCAACTTTTAAACTTACAATGTTTGTGATGGAATTAATGGGAAAAACATAATTCCCGACAACCCCATAATCATCTACAAATAAAGAAACAAGAGAGCTTACTCTTTTATACCACACTCCATGTGCGTAATTATAAAATTCTTGATCGTTTTTTTGCTGCCCTATTTCAAAAAGCAATTGCCTTATACTCCAAACTGAATCACATTCCATCCTTGTCCAGGACCTCCATAAATATACACTCTATATAATGCATTCCCGCCAAAATTTAATTCTGCAAAAATATCTCCTATTTCTGGAGAAGATGGCCTTGCTCCATAAGCATACAAGGGAAGACGAAAATTTGAATTTGAAAGCATTTCCAATCTCCCATCTGTTGCGGAAAATGCATTTGCGCAACTTAATTCCGCTCCGGACAAAATATTTATTTCGCTTCCATTTTTTGCATTTATTTGCCCATTTGATTCTACATTAAGGTCGCCATTTTCGTTTATCCTTATTTGCCCATTTTGATCTATGTCAATTTTTCCTCCATCTTCTACGACAAGAGACGAAGCAGAATATATTTTTTCAATTTCTTTTGCCGTTGGAGGAGCAAGATATTGGAAGTCATCATTCCCAAATCCTTTTAGAATTGCTTTTTTTCCGGAAGAATAATATCCTTGTTTTGCATTGTCCCATGTCGGAACCGTTGTTGCAAAAGAAAAAGATAACAAAGTACTATCAAAATACACATAGTTTGGCGTGTTTGCACTTCCTGATATTATTGTATCCGATAGCACTTCAAAAATTGCTCCAGCAGACTCAAAAATTGATCCAGCTGCAATTTTTGGACCAGAATCAAACTTGAAACTGATTTTGTCATTTGCAATTGCGTTGTAATTAGTCCATGTCATTACATTGTTCAAATTAACATCGCCCGGCGCAAAATCTCCGATCTTTGTTACGCTCATTCGTATCTCCTTATTTGTTTTCTATAAATTCAAAATCAAGCGTAAAAACTTGATTACTCATTTTACGTATGTTCAAATCTTTTGTTAAAGAACAATAAAGTGGTGGCTCAACATCAAGATCATTTTCCCAGACAAGCAAATAAAAAGGCTCCGTAATGTCGACTACGCTAAAAAAAGCAAGAATGTTTTTACGTTGTGCTTCTGTTATTGCTGGGAAACTTGCCTTTGCAGTTTTGTATTGAATCCTTTTGTCAGAAAAAATTTGACCTCCTTGCCCTTGAATATAAACAGAATTAGAATTTATCGGCAGCTCTGTTCCAGAATCAATTCCGGGAAGAACAATATTTGTTCCTACAAATATTTTTGCAATTTTAAGAGGAGTTGTGTTTGTTGGGTCTTGCACCGTTATTCTACAGTATATATATTTTTCTTTGTCATAATCTGCATAAATATTCCCACTTTCATCTGAATATGTGTTACCAAGCTCATCGGCATAATTATTTGCGGTTGGAGCTATTTCATTTGCAAAAGAGTAATAATAATATCCATTTGTTTGCCTTTGAAGAGCCACAGAAACTTGTGGAGACGTCCACACGTCTTCAATATTTGCTTCAAAAACAACTATTGCACTTTCAGAAAAATTATTGTTTGCTACAAGTACTTCGCAAAAAGGGATACCAGAGTCTTTGTAGAATTTTAAATTTTCGTTTGCAAATCCCGTAAACGTTCCGAACCTTGTTAACCTCTTGTCGGCAAATGCAGTTTCAAATTTGAATTGTGTGTTTTCTGTCGACGGCGTAAGTATTGCTCCGTCTATCTCGTTCACGTATAATATTTTCACGTTGTTAGCGCCTTCCTATCAATAAATAATCTCCCGTCTTGTGATGCACGGAATAACATTTCAAACATAGATTCATTGTCAATTATGACCGGAGCCATAGAAGACGATCCACGACCCTCAAGTGCATTTACAAGCGTCCCTTGTTGTTCTGCTGTAAGGACTCGCTCGCCGCTGTTCGCCAAAATTTCTACATTGTCTCCTGTGTAGTTCGACCCCGGAACAACGCCACCATATTGGAATTTTGGTTTTTGCGGTTTTGCCTGTGCAACAGCTGCATACTGCAACCCCGCCGAAGCTGCTGCAATTGCTGCATTGATTGGAGCAAGAATCATATTTAACGGCCACGGAGCCGTAAGAGAAGATACGTAGGCATTTAAAGGAGCTGCAAGAAGCTGAACTCCTGCAAGAGCTTTTTGTATCTGCCATCCAGAAACAGCAGCATCATATTCTATCTGTGCTTTTCTTCTTTGGTACTGTTCTTCTATCTCGGCTTTGCGGACAGCTTTCTCTTTTTCCTGAATTTCTTCTTTGTTTCCTTTTTCTTTTGCTATATCAAGTTCTCTTTGCGCTGCCTGCAATGCAGATTCTTCTGCCAATCCTTCTGCTTCAAGCTGTCGTTGTAGATCTGCGTCAAGCTTTTCTGTGTCTGCGTCTGCAGACGCCTGCACATAATTTCCGTAAGCAGACAAAACATTTTGAAAACCAGAAACAAAAGATTGCGACAAATCTTCGGCAATGGTGAGCGCTGCTCCAACTTGTCCAATTTCTTTAACAAGCTTTGCGTATTTGCTTGCAAGCGTTTCAACTTCTTTTCCTGTCTTTTTTGTTTGCTGTTGTTGCTGCGCAAGGTCTCCTGTTCCTGTCGCTACTGCTTGGTTTGCTGTCAAGATGCTTTTTGTTGCATCAGTTATTCCATCTTTCAGATCTTTATATGTTTTTTTAGCGCCCTGCCCAAGCTCTTGTGCGCGAGTAGAAAAGTTTGAAATATCATCTGCAATATCAGAAAATGCATTTCCGACATTGTCCTTTACTGCTCCAAATGTCTCAGATGTCAAAGCGCCTGCGTCAACAACAGATTTTTTTATCAAAGAAAAATTATTTTCTGTAAATCCTCTATAAAAATCGCTTATAACACTTACTGATTTAGAAATCGCAAGAGTCAAATCGGCAATAGTTTTTATAACGGCAACGGCAAGAGATCCAACAGCTTTTATTGGAATAGTAACTAAAAGAATAGCACCTCCAAAAATAGTCCACAAATCAACATTGCTTTCAACACTTCCGGCAAGATCGAAAAAAGAATCAATTAACGGCTGCACTTCTTTTTTTATATTAGAAAAAGCTTCTTGAAACTTGTCTGAGCTTTCCACAACTGCACTTTTTGCTTTGTCAAATTGCGAAACCCACTCCCGTCCCTGAGCAATAACAAGAGAATAAAGCGTCCTTATCGTTAGCGCAATTGTTCCTAGTATATTGCCTATTTCCTCAGCTCCTTCGGCACTTGTGACATAATCTGCAAATGCTTTTTGAGACTTTACAAGTTCTTTTGTTTGCTCATTAAACACTTTTACAAGCGCAGTAGCAACAGGAAGAAGAACTCTTCCTTGTTGTTCTTGCAAATCACTTGTTGTCGCCTCTGCAATTCGCATTTGATTAGCATAGCTGTTTATTGAACGATTAAAATCTCCGACAGCGCTTTGCGATTGGCTTATAGCAAGATTTAAGCGCAATTGCATTTTTTCATTTTGCGTGAGCTCTTTGAACACCAATCCATTATTTTCTGCATATTGCCTTAACGCTGTATCTGTAAGTACAAGTCCTAACGCTTTTGCCTGTTCAGTTTCTCCAAGAAGTGCAGATGTAAGAGCTTTGCTTGCTCCAGAAGCACCGCCAGCATAATTCGTAAAAGATGCAAGGTCAACTGCCAGCGTTTGAACTTGAAAAGACAGATCAAGAGCTTCTCCTTTCGCAACGCCAAATCCAACAAGGAGATCTCCTGTATCTGCCAAAAGAGCTTTAGCCTCTGTTCGTGCAAGACCGAAACTGTCTGCAAGCGTTTCTGCAAGAGTGTTTGCCCGATCAATTACAGAATCGAAAACGACACCAAATTTATTGTTGGTTTCTTCTGCTGTACTTGCAAGACCTATTATTTTTTTGGTGTAATTGACAACCCCTGCAATAACTGCGCCAGTAAAAAGCCCAGCAAGGATTTTTTTAAATGAAAACGTAGATGAAGAAACGTCATTTGTTGCTTTGTCTGTTTTTTTAAGCTCGGCAGTAAGTCCGGATGCATCTCCGGTAATTTTGTAAACAAGCTCGCCTATCGTTTCTGTTGCCATTAGAACACCTCAAAAGGAAACCTTTCAATCTCCCAAATCCATTCTGTTATTTCTTTTGGAAATTGTGCCACCTCAATTGCTGCTTGAGTTTGTGGGGAATCCCACTCTTCCCAGAACTGATCTGGGGTGACGGTAATTCCACACTTATTCAATGCAGCAATAAGGCGCTCTGGATGATATGCCTTAATTTTTAAGGCTGATCCTTTTTTTTTACTTGGTCTTTAGTCATGCACTCTTTCAAAAAGTTTATCATTTCAATTGGCTCAACGTCTTCATCCCAAAAGGCAAAACTTAAAAGTTGCTCATCTTCTACGCCGTTTTTTTCGAGAATCATTTTTACAAGATTAAACCTTTCTTTGTAAAACGATTCTGAGCTAAACTCCCTAATCTTTTTTGTTGCAAGCTTTGCTTTTTCTTTTAGTTCTCTAATTGCGTCTTCTTTTTCTCCAAGACTTTCCATTGCTGCAATTTTTGACTCGTATCCGTTTATTTCGTTTACAAGATCTACAACATGATTTGCTTGAACTGTTATTTCGTCATGAAGCCTAATCGCTTTATTTGAAACAAAAAAGATTTTTACAACTTTTTCTTTCATTTCTCCACGACTAGAATATTTTATTCTAACTTCTTTCATTATGCAGCTCCATTATCGATCGACCACGCAAGAAGTTGTCGCCCATCTGTAAGGGAAGTATCAATTTTTGCAGTAAACGCAAGAGGCATTTCTTCGACGCCGTCTTCGTTTGCACCTTTAAATCCAAATTGAAAACCTCCGCTATCTGTGTCTACACTAAACAACTCAAGAGAGCGTACAAGCCCGTTGCTATCTGTGTGTTCGATAAGCATGGAGTAGGCATTCATCAAAACAGTAGATGACCCTGCATAAAGTGTCGATTTCTGTATTGGTGTATTTGTCCCATATACAATTTCAATTTCATAAGTTGTTGGAGAAACTGTAGTCATATTTCCCGGAATAAAAATGACTGACCACCCAGATGAGGAGCCTGAATCTGCAACAATAATGTATTCAGAATCCTCAGCAAGCACCTCTGGCGTTCCTGTTGGATCTAGCGTAATGCTTGTAATTGTTGGTTTTACTGTTGTTCTTAATTTCGTGCTGTCTGAGCTTGACGTTTTTATTACAAGTGGATATTTGACGTTCCCTGACCACCCCGCCGCAATTTCTTGATCTGGAATAGTCGACACTGGAGTTCCCGGAGTATTAACAAGTGTAAAAACTCCACCGCCCATTCTGTCAAGGCCATCTTGACTGAGGTTGATAAGCGTAAAACTTCCTGCAACAGTAAGGTTTCTAATTTGACGCGCAAGTTTTCCGAAGTTTGCAGTCTCAACCTCATTTACATCGTAATTCATTGTTGCGGTTACAGCGCTGTTTATTGCTCCTAGATCGAAATAAGACTCAATAGCGTTTCTTTTTATTTTTACTGCTGCTCCATCGGGGAAATATATATTGTCCCCTTTTATCGTTTGTACTGGCATTTAAAATCTCCTTGTTTTTAAGGTAACCTGTAAAGGTGTGTTATAATTATCTGTATCGTCTGCCGGGCTTATTGTTGGGAAAAAAATAACTGTAGAAGAAAACCCGTCTCCAGAAATTCTATTTATTTCGTTCGACACCGTTTGTGCCAAAATATTGCTTTTGCTATACGACTCAGCCCTACAATTTATCGACCACTCGGCCTGATAAAAATCAACTCCTTCGTCAACTGTCCCAGAAACGTAATAATTTATTGTCGTGTATGTTGCCGGAACATCTTTGGGGATAAGAACGTCTTCGTATATTGTTTTTCTGCTGTCGTAGTTAGAAAGAAGCGCGTTAATGCTTGCTTTGTCAAGAATCGTTGCCATTATTTCTGATGGTGTCATAAAATAAAACTCTCTCTTATCTCGCCTTTTTTTAGCGCTCCTCTCATTTCTTCTCTTTGAATTTTTGAAATCAGTAATGCCGCTTTAACACCTTTTGCAAGCGCTAGCGACGGTCTCATATATGGCTGTGGCTTTATGTATCTTGTTCCAAATTCTTGATATGTTGCATAGTCAAGCGGGCTTCCGACGTATCCTGTGCCCGGCTCTATTTTTTTTATGTTTTTGAAAAAAGTTGTAGACTCTCCACTTGTCATATATCCGACGCTAGCTCTTAAGGTTCCAGTGTCTACAGGGCAAAGCGATTTTGCATGAGCTGCAATTTCTGCAAGAATTGCAAGAGTTCCTTTCTTAATTCCACTCTCTACTCCTGCAATTGGGTTGCCGTATGTTATTTTTTTAATTGTTATATTTCTATTGCTCATACTTCTTCAAAAACACCCTTATAATCTCGTTTTGATTTCCTATATTTTCGCGAGCAAGAACGCTAAACAATTCATTATTGACATAAATTCTGTGGGCAGATTTGACAATGCTATACGGCAAGTCTCCATAATTGAAAACGATTATAGAATCAATTTCTTCTTTGTATTTTTCAGAAATTTTAGACTGCATAACACTGCTATCCCAAATTAAAGAATTGACTGAACCAAGCACTGGATATGTTGTGTCTACAATCGTGTTTCCAGAATACACATTTTCCTTACCTTGGAACTCCGCCACATAGCTTTTTTCTGTTGCAAAAAAGTCATTAAGAAAAGTCATAACGAACCTACAATAAATTTATAAATTGTCATTAACAAAGACATTACAACTACAGCTTGAGCAATTATCTTCAGGTTCTGATTACTGTTTTCTTTTTGAATTTCTTGCTTCAAATTTTCTTTTGTACTTTTCAGCTCTCTTTCGAGACTGTATTTTACATTTTTTATTTCATTTTCAAAGTTATCCTTTATCGTTTTTACTCTTTCCTCAATGCTTTCGCATTTGGTTTCAACTCTAACAATTTTTTCTGCTTGCCTATTGTTTTGGACTTCTATTTTTTCGATGTGGCCCTCAACCCTGCAAATAAGCCCATCAATCGAACAAAGCCTTTCGTTAATATTTTTGTTCGATGACTCGATTTTTTCTTCAAGGCGCTTTACCAGTTCTTCAAATATTTCTTTGTTCAACTCTGCCATTTATAAACCGGTCTCTACAAATTCAATAAATACTGCAACATCGGCTGTTTCTGATGGAGTAAGCTTTATGAGAAAGTCGTCATTGTTCCCAACAATAATAGAATTAGTAGACCCTGCAGAATCGCTACCGCTTCCGCTTGATAAAGGGGTTGCAGCCGTTCCATAAATATTTTCTATCGGAACTTTTGTTCCTTCTCCCGTAACAGAAACTCCATATTTACTTGTCACATTTGATAAATAGCCAGATAAAAAATTCCTATTTAATGCCGTTACTGCCGTTCCTCCAGACACACCAGTCGGATTCTTATATAGATCAAACCGAACAGTCCCATCTGTTGGATGAACTCTTATTGGCAAAACATATGTTGGAGGTTTTGACAAAGAAAGAGCGAAGTGAATATACAATGGCGTTGCAGCAGTTAAAGACAAAATTTTTTGGATAGAAAAAACTTTCCCCCGAACAATAAAGTCATCTAGGTATGTCGTTATAATTTGACCGTCGTCCGAAAATGAAAGAGGCGCTAATAGTCCTTTTGCGTTTGGCATCAGTTTACCTTTACGTTTTTTGGCCCAAGGTCTTTTATTAAAATCCCCGGGTAATTGTATTTCTTGTCAACTTCGGAATCAGAAAAACTTTTTGAAACTCCTCCATACGACAAAGACCTTATTTCTTTTGTTTTTGCATCGTCTGCGTTTTGCGTTATTATCTTATACCATATCATTTTTGAAATTGTAGGCCATTGAGAAATTAGAACCGTCTTGTATAAATAATTGTCATTGTTGGTTGCACTTGCAGACAAAGTATGTTCGCCATTGTTTGGATTATATCCGGTCACATATGTATCATCAGGCAGGGCAGGACTGTAAACAACTTGTCCCATCACAAGAGAAGATTTTCGAGAATCGCTGTTCACGCAACATGCGACTTGAACAATGTTCGATCCAGATGTCAAAGAGGCAGAACAATATTTGTCAAAATTCGTGTTTAAAATTCTGCGGACGTCGTTTGATACTATCGGAATCATTGCGGTTATTGCAGAATCCTGCGATGTGTCGGATATTCCAAGTTGTGCCTTAACGGTTGCAAGAGATATCAGTTCTAATTTCATCAACGGCCTTTTTATTACCCCAGAAGCAATGCTGTATGTTCTGGCTTTATAATTTTTGCTCCCCACGCAAGAGAAACATGAACATAATTTTGTCTAAATCCCGGGTAAAGAGCAATTTCAAACGCAATTCCTGTTAAAGGCTCTACTACTGTTTGGATGTCGATAGCTTTGTCACCGCCCTCTGGTCTTTCTGGGAGGCGCGTGATAAGACAAATAGCATTTCGAGAAAATCCAATATTTCCAACATAGTCAAGCGTCGTTCCATCTTTTTGGACCGTAATTGCAGTTGCGCTTGCGGGAATTGCTTTTTTCAGCCCGGGAGCGGCAAGAACGATTGTCCCACCATCCGATACGTCGGTGTCTCCTGTAAGAACAACGTACTTGTTTGTATCCCCAGCAAAAGTTATAACGTCTCCTGCAATGATTGTTCCAGTTCCCGCAGATGCGAGTGTGATTGTAGTTGCTCCAACGGCATATCCTGCAGTGTTTGTTGTTGCGCTTGCCGCTGTTCCTGCTGTGTGTGTTGCAATTTGAGCAGATTCCCGAACAGAAATGCCAAAAAGATCATTCAATACTCCTTGGCGCAATGTCCCATCTGTTCCGGATTGATTTACATTTGTAAGTTGCGTAAGAGATCTAAGGTTTACTCCAGCGGTAGTGTCAATAATTAATGATCGATCTCCCTTTGGCGCTCCGTTGTCGTCAAGAATTTTTCTTATGTATGCCGCGTCTGAAAGATTTGACGCAAAAGGTGTTGTCCCCGCTGTGCCAACTGCTCTAGAAGCAAGAAAGTATTGACTTGCAATGTCTGTTTCAACTTCGTTTATAAGCGAACGAAAAGCCTGCGCGAGTTGGTCTCGCATAATGTTGTTAATCTGTGGACTGTCTCCGTTCGAAAGTCCTTGCTGCTCTACGCCATTCCATTTTATTGGAATGTGCTGAGATTTTGTAATTGAAATTGTTCCGTAATCTACTGTTTGGTCGCCTGTATCTGGAACTTCTACGCCCGGAGTGTTCGCAGCAGAAGAATATTTTCGAGTAATCGGAAACCGGATATCCTGTCCGACTGCTGCACGCTGCAAACTGCGGCCGTCTGGATTTTGCCATACGGCTGGAATAAACCCAACAAGCTCGCGGCTAACAATGTCCAAAGATTCGTACAGTGTAGGGATTAGCCCTGTTAATGTATTTGCCATTTATTTTTTTTCCTTATTCTGTTATTTTGTGTGTTTTTGCTATATCCATTTTCTCTTTAGGAGCCAGTTTTTCAAAATCAGCTCTGGAGATTGTCTTGTCTTGCAATCCTGCACCGCCTCCTTTTGGTGCTCCATTGCCGAGCTTTTTATTTATTTCTTTTTCTGAATACTGCTTAACTTTCGTTTCCAAAATATTTTTGAAGCTTGAAATTTGTTCTCTAATTTCCATTTCCGTGTTCCCCGTAAAATATCCGAAAAACTCTTTGTCAATTCCTTCGTCTGCCATAATTTCGCGAATCATTGAATGGCGCTCTCTTTGCTCGATTCGAGACATTTTTTCCGCAAACTCTTTTTCTATGTCTGCTCGTCTCTGTTCGTCATTCATTTGCGATCTTTCAAGATCTCTTTTTTCTTTTTCGAGCTGAGAAATTTTTTTGTCAAGCCCCTGTATTTGCGGTTTATATTGATTTTCAACTTCAAGCCGCACTTTTTCAGAAATCTGATCTATTATTTTTGGATCAATTTTGAAGTCCTGGCTTTTCTCTTTTGTTTCGCCCTGACTATTTTCTGCCTGGCCCTGATTTTCCTTGCCCTGCATAACGTTTGTATCCATTTATGTCTCCTTAAAAATACTATATATTTGTGTAGTAGTCAACAAAATAAATTATTGTCAACTACTTTTTTTAGACGGGACTAACTTTCCGAATTTATTCCTTTTAAGGTTGTTTTCTGCTGCCCACTCTGGGAAGTCCCTGTAAGAAAAAACTTCATTTTTTCCTGTTGTTGGATTTCGTCCTCTTCTTATTTGTGGAGAGATGTCTTCTACAATATCAATTATTGTGCATCTGCAATGTATGTCTTGGCTTGCTATCCTAAATTGTCCGGGGCGCATTACTGCACCTGCGGATGAGATGAATGGATCATCTACATCTTGTACTTGTCCATCAAGGGCTGCGTGAACTGGACGTGTTCTTTTGTCCAATGTTGCAAGCCATTTTTTTTGTGCTTTTATTCCTTGGCTTTGTAGGACTTTTGCCGCTGCAAACGCACCGTCGTTCATCACTCTTGTCATTTCTGTACGTGCAATTCGCATTGAATTGTAGACAAGCCCATTTTCTGAAATAATTCCATTTTTGACATAAGTTCCGCCAATAATTCCACGAATGTCTTGCATAACTTGTCTTGCTTGCTTCCCCTGTAAAAGCCCTTGCGTTAAAGCAGATCTTATTTCTTGCACAGCGATATTTTTGTTTTTTACAAGCAGCTCCGTAAGAGTTGCATGTTGCGCTCGATACAACTCTTTTTTTCCAAACATTTTTTCGATCCGCTCTGTTATTCTCTTCCACGCTTGTTCCGTGTTTACGGAAACAAGTGTTGCAAGCTCGTCTGGGACATACACAAAGCTAAATGCAGGAGCAAGCCATTTTGATGCATATGTCTGGTAATAGAAGTTGTTTGTAAATGCAGCGTTAAGCGAGCGTTCCAAAATTGCTTCTACATTTGTTGTCGCTTTTGAAATCTCAAATGCAATTTTTTTTTCGAGCTTTTGGAGCCTATTGTATTTTAGCATTTCGTTATAAAAGTCCCTAGAGCTTATATCTGTACTAGCCAGCTTTGCGTATTGAGCTTGAACCGCTGCTCTTATATTTCTATATGCAGTTTCATATTCAGCTTTTGCAAGTGCCTCATATCTTTTTATGTCTTTTTCTGTTATGTCATACCCAAGCTCTTTAAACTTTTCAAAGCTCATTTCTCACAAATGCCCCTTTCAACTTTTTTGCTTCAATCTTATTTTTTACACTCGCCATTTTCAAAAAAGAATTATGATACGCAGAAACATTAGCACTCGATCCATCAAAATTTATATCATGCTCTAGCGTATATGCTCCGCATATTGCACATTTGCAATAATATGCGCTTTTGTTGTTTGATGGTTGTTGAATTGCAGGAGCGCAACACCCACACGTTAAACATATCGTTTGCATTCTTGCTCCTTTACCATCTCATATACGTTTCTTGCTATACAAAACAGTTTTTCAGACAACTCAATCGAATCTTTAAAAGAAATGCCAGAATCCAAATAGTTTATAACAAAACTTGCAACAATTCTATTCATCTATACTATCATCTTCGCTGCTTCTCATTTGGGTTTCAAGCTCTTGGAAATTTTTTTCTCTTTGTTCTCCAAGACGTGCCAATATCGTTTCTTTGTCAAGTCGCAGCATTTCAAGTTTTGTTTCATCATCGATAAATTGAATTGTGTTCAACACCGGTGCAATGTCTAAAAAATTATCCGGAAGTGTTCTATTAAGTGTTATCGAGATGTCTCCATATCCGGGAATAATATTTGCCTTTTGCATTGTTTCGAGAATTAACTTTGTGCGCTTGTAGAGGCCTTTCTTATACACTTTTTCAATTCTTTCTGAATACATCATCATATCGTAAAGACGAATAATCAAAGACCTTCCAGACGCTTGCCCGTTCACATTCTCTGCGTCATACCAGTCCACAGTGTGCGAATGTTTGTGAATCTCTTTTATAATTAATTTTGAGACATGTTCTCGAAAAGCAGGATTCATATCTTTTGTAATATATTCTGCAATAGCATCTTTGCCAAGATTTTGAAGAACTTTAATTTCATCAAGATGCTTTGCATCCTCCTCGTCAAGCTGCTCAGATAATTTTAAAATTGCATCGGCGAGTTTTTGAATATCGTTCGCGTTTCCAGAAATAAGAGCGTCTAAAACATCTATGTACCTTAAGATTTGATGGAATGGGCTTTTGTTATTTACTATTTCCGCCCTATAGTCTATTACCGGGCACTCGGAAAAAAAAAGCTCCGTTGACGTGTCCTCTGTGATGCTTTTTCCCTTCATAAAATACTTTGCCCATTCATCTTTGTAAAAAACGTCGATGATGTAATCATAATCTTCAGCACACGAATTAACAATTCTGATTCCGCAAAAAAGCTCACGTTCCATGTCGTTGCTATATACAAAAATCATTTGTCTCGGGTCTACAGAAGCAAATCGTATTTCAGGAGTATTTTCTCCATCTCCTTTTGTGTATACGATCTCAACTCCTTTGTTAAAAGCGAGAGCGTTTACGCCTGTTTTCATGTCTTTTATGTCGGCATAGTTTTTTTTCAAAACTGTTGCAAGCGCACTTGTTGCAAACTCATCTCCAGCAGAATATACAGAATTTGAAAACATAAACCCAGCCATCGAATCGACAATTGTCTTAAAATATGCTGTAGGCACAATTTCGTTCGGCGTTATATTTCTTTGTGCCCGAGAAAAATGTTTTTCCTTAATCTTTTCATTTTCAACATCGTAATATCTATCGTAATACTGAAGCTGGTCCATTTCTGATCCAGATAAATAGTTTGTTACAATTTTTGCAAGATTTTCCTTGTCGATTTTTTGCTGGCTATCCCATACTAAATACTTGCTGTCCGTTAGCTTATTTTGTTGCATTTGTCCTCCTTAACCGAAACAGTTTTTCAATTCTTTTTTCTCCATTTTTTCTTCTTATCTTAGAGGTTAATTGCTTCTCCCAAATACATTCAAAATCTTTTGGCGCATTATACTCGCTTACAAAAACTACATGCCCCTCTCCTTCTTTTTTCCGACACCATTCCCAGAACATTGCGTGGTTAAATTTATTACCATACCCAGATACACCAGCATATGGCGGGTCGCAATAAATAATACTTTTTGGTGGTATTTTTAATTCTGTATAATCACACACACATAGCTTTACACCAGCCAATTTTGGACTTTGTTTTTTAGCTGCACGATATGATAACGCTACATAATCCACGTTAGATTTGCATTTGCTCCATCCACTCATCCACTGCACACCCCAAGAAAAAGATATCCCTGCATATCCTTTGTGCTTGTAATTATCGTTTTCACGAAGAGCTTTATAATCATTTTCAGAAAACTCTTTGTTGTTTTTTGGAAGCTCCTCTATGTTGTCTCGAATAGAAATAAGAGCTTCGACTACATATCTGTTTGCATCTGCTCCTATTCTCTCTCCGTCTACAAATTCAATCATATTCCCTCCACCAACAAAAGGCTCAACCCAAACTTGATTTGCAGTTCTTTCCTTAAGCATTATCGGCAAAATTTCTTTTGCTATTCTTCTTTTGCTTCCCATGTATCTCATTTTTAATACCTTATTGTCTTTACCTTTCTTCCGTACTTCTCCAGACTATACCGGAGAGCGTCTATAATATGGTTGTTCTTATCTTCTGGGACGTTTGTGTTTTCTCCCGTAAGGCGATTCTTTTTCCACTTGTAATTTCTAAACTCGTTAATTGTATTTTTGCAGCGCGGGTGGATATATATTTTGCGGAATCCTCTTATCTTTTCAATTCCGTCTTTTACAGAGCCATGACCCTTTATCGATTCTCTTATTTTAAATCCTTGTGCACGAAGATAAGATATCATCTCAGGCCTTGCATTGTCTGCTGCCGCGGGAATGTCTTTTATGGTCGGAATGCAAGACAACAAATATTCTGCTGTTTGTGGAATTTCGACTTTTATTTGGTATGCTTCACGATCAATAAAAAGATAATCGCCGTCATCTTTTGTCTCGATATAACTTCTAACACCGGCAAGAGGATCATTTGCAAAACCCCAGTCTATTCCCTGCAAGAAATCTGTTTTCTCTGTTGTTTCGAAATCTAACACTTCCCATTTCCCAAAAAAAACCTGATCGTCAGAGTGGCGTATTGGCTCCCCTTCCCATCGGTGCAAATACATTTCATAGTCGGTTGCTTTATCATATTCCATTTCTTTGCGAAGAACTTCTGGAAACCATGGGTTATCCCAGTAACTAACATTACATACAACGGTGTCGTCTCGCACAACATTTATAAAATCTTTTGTAACTGGCTCATCGCCAGTTTCTATGTTTAAAGAAAATACTATCTTGCTGTTTTTTTCTCGAATTGTAGGAGTTAGAATTCCAAGAGATTTTGCGCTAATATATTGCGCTTCCTCCACCCAACAAATTGTAACTCCATGAAGAGACTTGATAGATCCAACACTTTCTTTTTTAAGGCCCTTAAAAATAAACTCTGTCCCATTACCATGACGAATATACTTGTCCGTAATTTTGTACCCTTGTATCTCAAGCTCGGTAATGGCGTTTCCAAGAACACTGTGCACCGAGTCTGCAATGCTATTTTGATATTCCCGGCAGCACAATATCCTGTGCTTTCTTTGTGCTCCCTCATAGACCAAAATACGAGCAATAGACTCGCTTTTTGCTCCTCCTCTTCCTCCATGAAGAACAAGGAACCTTTGCCATTTCTTAGCAGCACGAAGAATCTTCGCCGGAATTTGAATCTGTCTCGACCCCAATTATCGAAAATTCCCCTTTTGTGGTAATGTCTGCTTTCATGTCGACCTCTTGCTTGTCGGTCCAATCATAATTTTTCAAATAAAAAATTGCGATGTTGGCAGGAATGTTTCCACTCATGCCGTTGCGCTCAACATAGTTTTCGCATCTAAGTCGCGCTTTTTTTATAGTGTGGAAAAATTTTTCCCCATATCCTGCATAATTATAAACAGATTTTCTATCGAGAAATCCGAGATGAAGAGCAAGTCCAGTAATGGTTGGCGGATTAAGCTCAAAAACAGGTCTGCCGTTTTTGTCCATCATAATGTTTCCGTCTTTATCAATTATCGGCTCAGGCTTGCAGCTATCAAAATAAATATCGATTGCAGCTTGCATCTCTTCCGGCGTTTTATATTTTCTCGGCCTTCCCTTGTTCATTTCAGAAATCTCCTTTTCTAATAGCACAATACAAGTGTATAGTATTTATGTCAAGTAAATTCTAACAATGTTAGACGCATCTTTCTTTGTACACAAAAAAAAGCCTCTTTTAAAGAGGCCTGTTTATAAAACATAATCTTTTAACTGCACAGGTTTTTCTCGCCATCACTTATAATACTTGCTTTTTATCCTTTCTACTGTCCTATCAATTTTGTCTTCAACAGTTTTCCGAATCTCAAAGTCTGCAAGAAAAAATTGAAAACACAATACTGCAAGGTCTGCAAGTTCCTCTTTTTCTTGTTTAGACAAAATCTCCTGTTGCGGAAAAACACGGGATAATTTTAGTTCTTCATACTCTTCATCTATTTTGGAAAGCTGATTGCAAACTCCAAAATGATTAAAAATCATAAGTAACTTGTCGCAATATTTTTTTGTCATTAACCCGGGGATTTTTTGTGCGCACGAAACTTTCATCAAATTGTCTTCCATTTCATGCGCCTCCTAAAAAAACATCAAGACTTTTTTTGTATTCCCCAAAATGATGCTCTGGAACATCAAAAAACTTATAAAGTCCTTTTTCTATCTTGTCGTATCTAAGTTTTATCCCTGTCTTACACCACCTTCTTTTTTCTCCAATATTAATAACTTCTCCATATTTTCCAAGCCACCATGGAACCTTAGTTACTGTATCGTTTCCGTTTTCGACATTGATTATATCAAGATTTTCAATTTCCACTTTTCCAGAAAAATAATTTGCACCCTCCATGGCAACGCATACAACCTCACATCCGGGATTTTCTGCTGCGTACAAAATTGCAAAAATAGAAGCAACACCAGCTCCCATGCTATACCCGGACAAAAACATTTTTGCAGTATTCCCATGCGAAAACCTATCAAGCAAACGCTTTGCTGCTAGGTAATATCCGCGATGAAAATAAATTTCTTTTCCCATTAACCGAACTTTTTTAGTGCAAGCAAAAAAATTCGTAACCCAGTCGCGCGGTTCGTTTGTATGCTCAAATACAAAAGTGTCTTCAATTAAAAGGTTTTCTCCGATTTTAAATCGGCCTTTCATTTCCGCTCCGGTTAAAGAGTCTCGATATCTAATCTGGAAAGCTTCGCGGTTTTCATATTCTTCCCACGCTCTTTTTGTATATTTTTTTATTACATTTTCTTCCATTGGCTCAAGGCTCCTCTTTCCTTCATAACTGCAAAAACTACATTTCTCATAAATAAATGCTTCTTTGTGCTCTTTCATTATTTTCTCTCCGCAAATTGAACACCTCATAACTCTACCTCGCAAATTATTTCCCTATATTGAGCAACAAGTTTATCCGACCCAAAAACAACGTCCCCCCACACTTTTACTTTTGTCAAAACTGACTCTTTAGGAGCGTAAAGAGATGCTTGCTCTTTTAACAAAGATGCATGCAGCCCGTGGGAACAAAGTTCTATTTTCCCTTCAAAAAGAATTTCATCGCGATCAATTTCTCTTCCAGCTCTTAAGACGTATTTTTCCCCATTTTTTTTTATATAGTGATAACATTCAAAGGCCTCTTTTTTAAAAAAAAACATTCCTCCTTCTCCAAATCCAGACCCATCGCCATTTCCAGAGCCATAGCCATAGCCATAGCCAGAGCCATATCCATATCCAGAGCCATATCCATTTCCAGAGCCGTAATCATTTCCAGAGCCGTAACCATCTCCAGAGCCGTAACCATTTCCAGATCCAGAACAAAGTGTAAATCCATTGCCAAAGCCAAAGCCATATCCAGATCCATGGCTATGTCCATAACCATCTCCATAGCCAAAACCAGAGGAAGAGCCAAAGTAGTCGCTCCTTTCTATCCCCATGGCTCTGCCTCCCATTTTTTTCTAGCTTTTTCAGCGCAAGAAAAAATTGCAGTTACTCCCTCAAGGATAGCCTCTGAAGCTGCCGGAGTTATACGATCTTTGTTGTCCGGGCCATTAGCTGCAAGCCCTAGCACACCTTTTCTCGACGATGTCCACATTACGCACATTCTTACATTTTTAAGATGCGCGACTTTTTTTTCCGCATCATAGTTGAGAAGCGTTCCAGCAAACACCCCTTTTTTTTCCGTCGTTACCATTACAAACGTGTTTTCCATTTTTAAACCTCTTTTTTTTATAAATTTATACGTGGCGGAAAAATTAACCCACATATATATTGCAAATTATTTCTTAAAAAAATATATTACAAACATCACAGAAATAAAAGACACACAAATGCACTCAATTATTTTTTCCATTTTTTATTGCCTCTATAGCTTTTTCTTTGCATCCTTTTCGCTCTTCATATTCTTCTCTTTTGCCTTTATTAAAATTGTCTATTGGCCGGAAATATCCGGCTACTCTTGTAAATATTTCACATGGAATTTCTTTCAAACTTGATCAAGCTCCTTTATTAAATAAATTTGTCATTTATTGGCTTCGTTTATACATGAACATGAATACGAACAATATAACTTTTCTCCGTCAACACGCCATATAACAGGGCAAGTAAGTTCATTAAATGCTACTTGAAAATCCTCTGGACTTTCTAACGTTTGCGTATAACAGCAATTATCACATTCAAAGCCAACACTATTTGTATAAAATTTAATCCTTTTTATCTCATCCTTTCATGATTTTACATAACAAAATTGCTTTTTTCAATTTCATATATCTTGTCAATAAGTTGATTCGTAGCTTCAGGATTAAAAAATATATTGAAGTAATCATTATGCGCACGGCATGAGCTAACAAGATTAAGGGAGTGATTAACAAAAAACCGGGAAACACATGCTGTTGATAAGCGAACTTTATACTTGTCTTGAATATAATTCTGGACATACTTATGCGCCGTTTTACCCTTATTGATGCGATGCGCCAATTCAAGATTTTCTGCCCCTCTTTTGTTGCATCCTTGGAATTGACATTTGTAATCATCTCTTTGATAAATTTCAATTCTTTTTTCATCTACTTCAACCTTTTTCACAAAGAGGTAATTTCCTTTATTATTTCTTGATAATTTTCTTCTGTCAATAAAAAATAATAAAACTCTATGCTTTCACTTGCTATTCTTTCACAAGCATTTTTAAAAGAGCTTTGCTTTTCACTTAGGCCATCACCTTTTCCTTTCATTTCGATAAAACATATTTTTTTCTTTATTGGATTTATTAAGACATAATCAACAAAACCGATTGCTCCTTTAGGCATTTTTTTGTGGCTGTTAAATGTTTTACAAATCCAACCATGAAGATTATTTAAAATATTTGTAATTTCTTTTTTTGTCATTACTGCCAACCTCTTCGATCTGCTTAATTACATTTTTTGTATCTTGATAATATCTCAAAATTGTATGTACGTTGCTGTCACACAAAGAATTCAATTTTTCTGAAATTAATAAAAACGTCTCTTGCTTTCTTTTCAATTCATCATCAAATCTTTGAAATGATTCCATGTCTTTTTTAAGCCTAATAATTTCTCTTTTTAAGGAGTCGTTGTCTGCTTCTAACAAAGATAGCTTAAACATATGCCGTCGATTCATTCGCTGTTTTTCTTGTTCGTGTGCGGCATAAAGACGCTGTTCTGTTTCTTTTATCGCTTTATTTTTTTCTCTTTGGATCATTTCAACAATAGCTTTATTTTTAAGTTTTGCAAATAATTCTATTATTTTTTTCATTTTTTATTACTGCTCAATTCTTATAAAATATTTGTCATGTGCGTATTTTTCATATGTTTCATACATTTTTTTATATAGCTGCCTCCCTGACTCTTTGTGCCTTATTACAACCTTATAAACCATTATTTAATTACATCTCCATTAAATGCTTCTACAATGTTTTTAAGCACAATTTGAGCTTTTACTTTTTCGATAAAAGTATCAACATCAAGCCCCATTATTTCAGCCATCAAATCAAATGCTTTATCAAAAAATTTACACGCTTCAGCATGAGACAAAGAACTAAAGGAAATGCTTTTTGTCTTTATGTTCAACCATTTTTCTTTCGTTTTTGGATTCTCATAGAGAATCCAGTGATCAATAAATTGACACGCTATTTTAATTTGCTCACTCACCTTTTCTTTGCTGTCCCAGTTTCTATTTTCTGTATTCATGGCTACAAGATGACAGGCCCACCAGTACAAATTAAGCTGCTGCAAACTTCGATAATTTTCTGTTATTTTGAGCTGCATTTCTACAAGCTCACCGACTGGAAAATTTTTCATTTCTTCCTCGGCCTGAGGATTTGCCGGAAGAAAACCATTTTGAACTCTAACTAACTGCATTTTTTATCATACCTTTTTTTTAATTCTGAGTAAATAAATTTTGCTTCTTTTTCTGAAAAATAAATGTCGTTCGTAATGATGAATCCATCCTCATTTGAAATTGCTTTTTTATATCTTTGTATTTTTACAATTTCATCGTTGCAATAAATTTTTATTTTTGATGTAGTAGTTTCTTTCTCTGCATACTTGTTTATTTTTTCTGCTTTCTTTGTTCTGTATCCACCTTTCGAATGTGTTCCAAAAAGACCAATTTTCAGATTTTTTTTCTCTAAATTATATGTGTCTTCATCGAGGTGATACACATATTCGTTTTTTTTCGTTTTCTCAAATCCAAGAATATAATTTTTTAAAGACTGCTTTTTCCCTTTATCATTTTTAAAACAAAGAATGTTGTTCGTCAAAATAATCCTTTTGTTTCTAAAAAATTCTTCATGCTCTTTGTCAAGTTTGATTTTTTTCCCGTTCGTATAGCATGTTATCATTTTGTTACCAACCTTTCATTTCATAGTCCGCTGCTGTTTCGTCTCTAAACACAAAACGCGGCTTGTCGTACTTCATCTGGCAAGATCCTATCCCAAAGTTTCGTCCTTTAGCGAGAATCAATTCAACATCCATTACAGCTTTTTCTTTGCTGTCTTCGCTATGGATAAAAATAATAATGTCTGCATCTTGCTCTATGTCTCCACTCTCACGAAGATCTGCAAGACATGGTTTTCTATTTTCTGTCTCAAGCGCTCTGTTAAGCTGAGAGAAAGCAATTACCGGGCATTTCAAATCCATGGCAAGATCCTTCAATCCTCTAGAAATTTCTCCAACAACTTCATATCTCTGCTTTCTGCTATTCACCTTTACAATTTGCAAATAGTCTACAAAAACAGCTTTTATTTCTCTTTTTTTTGCTTCTTTTTTTGCGTGTGAAACAATTTGGTTAAGGTATCTTTTATTGTCGACAAGTCCAAGCCCGTTTGTCTTTAAAGAATTTTCTCCTTGCTTAATCTTGTCTTTGTCTCCCCTTCCAACAATTATGTCAGACACTGTGAGCCCAGTCCTGCTTGCAACAAGACGAGCAAAATTTTCTTTGCCTGTCATTTCAAGGCAATAAAAAAGAGCCTTGTCTTCAAGATTGCATGCAATCTGCAAGCCAAGAGTAGATTTGCCCATTGCAGGGCGTGCAGCAATAATAACAAGCTGCCCAGCGCCAAATCCTTTTATAGCTGCATCAAGCCGAGCGATCCCAGTCTTTACAAAAACATTGTCTCGAAAAAGATTTTCGCATCCTTCTTTTGCATAATCAGCAACGGTCATATAATCATCTGCTTTAGAAGAAATAATTGATTCATGTGCTTCTTGTATCTTATCAATAATTTCTCCGACATCTCCACCTGAGGCACACAACTTAATGATGTCTTTTGCATGCGCTGCAATAAGCTCCCTACTATGTTCGCGATATAAAGATTCTCTGCAATACTCATAATTGACAAATGGTGTTTCTCGCATAAGAAGCAACAAATAATTTTGAAAACCATCTCTGTCCTTCGCATTATTATATTCCATTACAGAAGACAGAGATATTTCAATTTCGTTTTTTAGCAAAAAAGAAATGCACAAAAATAACACAGCGCTGTTGTTGCATCCAAAATAAGTAATATCAAAATCTTCAACAAGTCTTTCCGCAATTTCCTTGTTCAAAATAGCCTTCGCTAAAACGAGATCAATTGTTTTCATTTTTTCCAGCCATGAAATAAATATTTTCCTTCATAAAATCTAAAAAACATGTAGGAGCAATAAAGGCAAGTATTTTTAGCATTTCTTTGGCTAGGCTTCTAATCTCCCATTGTGCAGACTTGTGGATTCTCAATTTTATAAAGTGCCTTAAAGATCTAAAATTCATCGTTACAAATATTCTTGTTGTAGCCGCATTGGGCAATATGTATCTTGCGTCTTCTTTTTTTATACCGGCAGAAATCATTTTACAATATAGCTTTTCGATGTCTGCCATTAAGTTTACATATTTTTCATAAAACCCATTTTTAACCAAAACAGATGGCGGGACAATATATTTAAATTCACTCTGCTTTACATAACGCTGCGACTCTTGCGTGTATGACGCTATCCTATGTCGCACAAGCTGATGAGTTAGCGCCCTTGACACTCCTGTAATTTCAAATGTCGCTATAGCATGTTCAAGAACAGACTCGTGTCCATTTGCAATGCAATTTTCGATTAAATTCTCTGCTTTTGCAGAAGAATTATAACAAGCCCTTATCGCTTCTGCTATTACTTCTTCCGGCAACGGAGTATGAGAAACAAGTTTAACTTTAATCATGTTCTATTTCTATCCTCATAACTTTGGGTAATTTATTTCTGGCCTCTTAAAAGTGGTAGTAGGCCCTGTCCTTGTAAGATTTCGATTGCTCCATGTTAGAGCTTTGCCTTTCCAATTTTTTATTTTTTTTCCGTCTCTGTCAAACCAGTCGTTATCGTTGTAATAGTCAAAGAAAAACTTGCTGTCAATTGTTAAATTTTTTTCTTTGCAATATTTTACCACCTCTTCATATTTAGGAGCTTTAAAACGACGTGTTTCCATTTCTTTATATTTTTCTTTTGTAAGAGTTTCTTTTGTATGTTCATTTTCTGCACTACCATCTGTCAAATTTTGCACTACCCCTTGTTCATTTTCTGCACTACCATCTGTCAAATTTTGCACTACAGAAGAATAGTTTATTGAATATGTGTTTATATTTTTAATCCCATTAGATGTAGATCTTTCTACAATAACAAGGTTCAAATCTTCAAGTTCTTTAACTGCCTTAATCGCGGTATTCTTAGAAAGTCCTGTCATTTCACATATTTGAGAAAAAGAAATATTGTCAGTTTCTTTGTGCCACCCTATTGTTTTCCTTGATATTACAAGAAACACTTGTGTAGCTGCACCAGACACGCGTCGCATATATTTGTCGATGAAGTCATTTGAAATTTGAGTATGGTTTATTCCATTTATCATTTTTTAATTCTCCTTTCTAAAAACGAAAAAACCCCGGCCGATTGTTAGGGTAACAGGTAGGGGCCGGGGTCTATATCAAAAGAGGTAATGTAGTAATGCTATATATAAGACATAATAAAAAAGCACAGTCAAGCATTTTTTATATTTTTAAAAAAAAGAAGGCGTTTCACCTTCTTTTTTATTCCACAGATAACCCTCTGTGGCAGGGACTTCATTATTTACAAACTCAAAAAAAAAGACCTCCTCGTCTTTAAAATAAATGCCGGCCAATCACTGTTATTCATAAGGGTGCATGATTCCGGCTGCTCTCTTACCCTTTACTTTTTTAAAAGTAAACATACGCTAATAAAAAGTCAACAAAAAAATAAGTAAATTTATTTTACTGACAAAATTTAAATTTTTGTTGCATTATGGAAAATTGCGTTTATATTTATTTTATCTTTGTTCACTTAATACCCCCGGTTAAGTCCGGGGGTTGCAAGCGAACAAACAACATCCTAACTAAAAAAATACTCTGTATATGCTCCGGAACAAACTTCTTCAATTATTTTCTTTCTTAACTTCAAAAAAATAATTATTTTATCTGTAATAGAAAGATGGATAATGTTGTAGTCTATATCTGTAAACATAATGTCGACAATTTTCTTTTCTCCTAAGTTGACAATAAATTTACCTCCTCCGATCTGATAAAGTTTTAATGGGCCGACTGTATTGGAGTAGCACTTTATTTTTTCTTCAACAAAACCCTCCTTTTTTGTTATGTTTGCACAGAAATGAACAATTCCTGATGCAACTGAGATACTTTCTATTACACATTTTGTTAACATTTTTTACCTCTTTGATAAATAATATTTTGCAGCTTTTGCCATGGACCATTCCTTTTCTATGGCTATTTTTTCTATTTTCGAAATTTCATTCATATCAAAGACGATGTTGATCGCCTTTTTTTTTGCCCCTTTCGGGCGCCCTCTTTTCCCTTTTTTTTCTTTGTTCATTGATTTCACCTCTTTTTTTTAAAACAATATTTTTTGTCTTTCATGGAGAACACTTTGCAATGGAATGAACAGTTTTTCTTTTTTTATTCTTTCAATTATTTCTTTATTTTTGACTGAATAAAGAAATAAAGTTTCCAATCTTCTGATAGATCTTCAAATTCAGCGTCGGGATTATTTGCAATAAACTCGATAAATTCATCACAAGCGCCTTCCTCAATCGCTTTTTTTATCCATTCTTCTCTATTCATAGTTTTACCTCTTTTTTTTATTCATTTTTTCTAGCCTATCTCATCAGTGGCAGTAGGCCAATTCTGCCAGACGCCAAATTAATGGCGTTTCGATTATGCAAGATAACTTTTAAGAGAAGTCATTGCCCCACCGATAACGGGGACAACAATTTTTCTTGCAGTTGTTATTGTGTTTTGCTCTGTGTCCTTAACTGCATACTGGATTACCCAGTTTCCAGAAACTATTTTGTGGCTTTTGTAGATTACTAATTTTTTCATTTTTGTTACCTCTTTTATCTTTTG